TTATATAGTAGATATACCGTTCTATTTTCATAATAATCCAGAACTCGCAATTCCACTTTGCGCCTTAACAAATCAGGAATGTGAAATAGAAATTCAACTCAGTGATATTGGTAAATGTATTCACAATTTACCCAATATAATTCAACGATCTTCACCAGACAATACCAATTTTGTTGTAACTGTGCAATCGACGGCGGGTGGTAATAAATTTTTCATAAACGGTGTACAGGCACCAGAGATAGAATTACAGTATGGTCGTACGTATACGTTTCAATTCGGAACGGCGCAACAAACGCTCCATCCGTTTAAATTATCGAGGGGAAGTGATGGATCTCACAATAATTGGATTGACTACCCGGATAACCAATCATCTACAAACGATTTCGTAACGATAACGTTGACGTTAACCGTAAACAGTGATACACCCCACCATTTGTATTATTACTGCGAGCAGCATTCTGGTATGGGTAATATGATACACATAAACACACAGCCCATAGATACAACCGGATTAAGTATCGAATCTATGAGTCTACACACCGAGATGGTTCAACTTAACGACCCAGAACGACAGGCGATTAAGAAAAGTAATCGCGACTACATCATCACACAGATCCAACAGGATACTTTTGAAATTCCGGTCTCTAGTTCCGAAGGTACGGATGAGTACAGGTTTAAAATGGATTTCACGAACCCTGTAAAGGAGTTATATTTTGTCGTTGCGAATATTCCCCTCACCACCGGTGGTTTTATAAGCACGTTTGATTACGATTTTGTCTATCAAATCTATCCACCAGGCTCCAGTGGTAAATATGTAAACTTTGAACATCTCATCAGTTTAGGGATGGTTTTGGATAACGAAACAATTCTCGATGAAGTGACCGGAAATGTCGTACATCTCAGGGCCGTACAGAGTGGTATCCATCACTCGAGAACTCAATTATTCAGACGGTTTTACTCGTATAGCTTTGCATTAGAACCCGAGAAGTGGTATCCAACGGGTCAGCGCAATTTCAGTGCTATTAAGGAGCAAATCATAAACCTGAAACTGAATAGTGAATCGACTCTTAAAAGAGAGCTTAGAGTTTACGCGCTCGCTAATAATATACTCCGAATCAATGGAGGCAGCGGAAAAGTTATCTTCCCAAATGGTGGAATCAGCAATTAACATAATGCAACCGGTAATGGAGCACGCCGTCGTTTTATCAGGACAGTACGCTAAAGCGTGTGGTCGAGATATAATTTTAGCGAAGGATATGGAATACTGTTTAAAATACTGTGCGATGAATACAGTAGGTCAACAGATTGGATCGTATTTCCCCGAGATTTACGAAGAGGAGGAATCTGAGGATGAAGAGGAAATAGAGACAGTTGATGAGGCGGAAGAACCTCCATTTGCCCCGTATTCGGGAACAGATGAACTTTATATGAAAATCAATGAGGCATATGACGCATGGGATGGTTGGAATCCGACCAATCCGTCAGAAGAAATGATAAAAAATGCGATTGATAGTAATGGACACATCACCTCTCCAGGGATGGACGACTTCTAATTACAAAAGTTTTAAGGCGGTCGACGAGTCTTCGGAATCTGGGTCAGATTCGGATTCCGATTCGGAACCTGATACACCCAGGAAGGGCGATATCAGAGGATACAATAAGAATACATACAAAAAATTATTGATCGTCGAAGATTTGCTACCAGAATAAAATCTGCGCATACAATAAATGTCTTCCGATATCGCTGTCGATACCGTCCTCGCGATCTCCCGTGAGCTCGAGGCTCAGTCCCTCAACTCCGTCGTCGCTGGCTTCTCCTTCGCCGCGGCTCTTTCCTGGATGGACGTCGTCCGTTGGTCCATTCACCAGGTCGTCAAGGTTCAGAAGAACGGCGGCATGAACTATGCGCTCACCGCTCTCTTCACCACTCTTCTTTCCGTGATCGTCTACATGATCATCTCTCGCGTGTCTACTCGCGTCAGGAAGCCCGTTGCGCCCGTCTACGCGGTTACTCGCTAAACTTTCGAGGTTTAGTGAATACAATGAAGAAACAGCCGGTAAGTATGATTAAAAATATATAAACAAACCCATTCCATTTATTCAGGTCATCAGCCCTGCTTTGAATATTTGGCGGAAGACGGTATCCTTCAGTACGTTCTTCATTCTGTAATTCTGTACCCTTCTTTACCATAGGAACTCTCGATAATTTATCAACTGCACCGTTGATTGATAATTTTAATACATGATTCGCGTTTCTAAAATCGTATGGAATCAATCGATTATTACTACTGTAAAAGAACTGAATACGCAGTTTCGATATATTTTGTGAACCCGATTCGAAAGTGTGCTCCACGGTGTCGTCTACACCAGAATAATTGATGACGTCTCCACACATCAGGATTCGACCAGTATAGAACGGTGTGTCGGAATACACCGTTTTATTCAACTCTTCTGCACCACTGCTTATCTTCAGTATGAGTGCATCCGGGCCTTGTAAATTTATACTTCCCGTTATTAAAAGTCCCTGTGCCTCTGGAGGAGACGTCGTGTTTGATCTTATGTTACTCGCGGGTAAACCAAGTATATCGTGTGGAGTTGTATACCCTTCCGTAGCCACTGAAGAATTATATCCATTTGTACCATCATAAAACTTAAACGAAAATTCACTCCCAGCGGGTGCAGCCGATGATAGAGATGTTATGACGAGTTCGTTCTTATCCTTATCATATGAAAAGTCTATAGGAGAACTTACATAGGCACTACCTAACGCAGCATTGACTTTAGTTTGCAGTTCTGTCGCCAGAGACTTACCGCTGTAATTTCCGGGTGTGAGCGTTACTGTTACAACCGTATCTGGTGTGCCATGAACAACAAAATCAAACGTTTTGTTACGATTATTAATTAAAAATTGACTCGCATGAATACGAGCCGATACCAGTGATATCTTAGAGACGTTGTAAATTGGATTCTTCAATTCGACGACATAATCTCCTGGATTGGGATACGCTACAGGATCGCGTTCTCCACTATCTATGTCTAACGTGTGTACGCTCATTAAAATAAGGGGATATATTTTAATCAGTGTGTTTATGCAAAAGATGAAATTGTTTACATGATCTGTTGGGTGAGGGGGTTGTTCTGAAGCTGTTGCTTGGCCACATTGAGACTGTGATCTGTGGCATACGGGTTAGCGTTACCCTTGTAGTGGTTGAAGTTGTAATACTTATTGTTATCGTATTGCTGTGTCCATCCACCGTTAAGAGGACCCGTGCGACCATCAATACGGGTGGTATCGAAACGCATAGCAGTGGGCATACCACCTTGGTTAAGGGGTCCCGCGCGAACATTCATACGACCAGCATTACCATGTCTATTCGCTTTACCACGACGGTCGTCGGGGCGGAAGCCATATGCAAACAACTCCTCTGAAGTGTACGGACGCTGGGGAGACATAGCTTGAGATTCTCTGAGTTGAGAAGCGGGAGCCACGACGTGACCATGAGAGAAAGTGCTTATACCGGGAGCAAGCTGGTTGTTGTACCTGTATTGTTCGACGTTACCATCCTTCTTGTTACGAGTGGGATCCGATACATGTTGGAGTGCAGACACGGTACGCTTAGCACCATTAAATCCGAGACCGTCGTTACGGGAACCAGTCATAGAACGGTTGGTAACACGTTTACCGTTAACATGCTCACCCCTGGGAACATGTCCACCGAAACCCTGAGACTTGGCGCCGGCGACTGGGCGACGCTCGGGGAGATACGCAGTCTTTTCGGGACGGTTATTCGCAATCTCACCCATCTTACCACGTCGACCGCCGAAAATATCATGCGCCGGGCCACTTCTACCGGGTAAAGTAGTCATTCTGTACGCACCCACATTTTCAGGATTCACACGCACTATCTGGTGAAAACCACCCGCTGCTGGAACATCGGGACCAACCGCGATACCCGGACCCACCTGTTGCCTCTCAACGGGAGAAAGGTTATTCATGCGACCGCCGTCGAACATACGATCACGCATTTCTAAAACTTCGCCGCCACTTGAACGCCCCTGTGGTGCGATATCCGAAAAATTATTTATCTCAACCTTTGGATCGGGTAAATTGGATAAACTAACGGGTTTGGGAGACATGACATTAGGTACCTCTTCCTGCATTACAGGGATAGATGCCTGTTGAACGGTCAGGTTGTACTCCTCGGTCTTCTTTTTTTCACTTAAAACTTTTCCTGCATATGCCAATCCGGCGATAGCTACTAACGAAAGTGGATCCGCCATTCTTAATTTTAGAAGAGATTTTTATTGACCAGGATATCGCTTCATGAACTGCATATTCTGAGTTTCGGCTGTGGTGCTGACGGGATCATATTTTACCGTGTTGAGAGGAAGCTTACATTTCATGTCTTGGAGAGGGAATAAATTTTGTTCGTACGTCTGGGCGACGACCTTGTTAAATCTAGACGTGGATTGGGGGCGGAGCATGTCACTCGTCTCGATAAACTGAGCGGGGGCACCCTTACCCGCCATGAAAGGAGAGGTACCGTATAACATGGTATTGGGTCTACTAGAACCATAGTTAAGGGTACTGGGCTGGGGGTAAGTGAACACCTCTTCCGTAGCACACACAGAGGGGCGAGCGGGATTTTCGACAATTTTCAATCCTGGTTGAAGCTGATATGCCATTTATTATTACATGAGAATATTATCTATCTAAGCTGGACCATTACCTCCACCGAACATACCACTACGCATATCACCAGTCGGATCTAAACCACCGAAGGCTTCTAATTGTACCCCTCGAGCGTTGACATTGCATAAACTCGAATCCGACTTGCAGATCGGGGCACCTTTCTCACCGTATAACCATTCCGCGAAAGCGGTCTGATCACCCGGAATATTCGTCACGGGACCGGAAACGAACTGCCTAGAAAATGCATTTCGTTGAGAATCCGGCATAGGAGAACGGGACTTTTGTGGACCA